CCGCCGATGAAAATAAGTCCGCGCACAGGCAAACAGACTTTTGCTTTTTCTAAAACAGACGAGAACTTTAAGGATTTACAAAATCACCCCAACCAAAAAGTTCAAACATTGGTCGCGGCTAGACTTGGAACAAAGTCCACACTGGAAGAAACAAGGACGCAACGATTTATGGACATTGGTAATAGAGGGCGGCTTCCCGTCCCCTTGAAATATTATGCCGCTCATACAGGAAGGTGGGGTGGCTCTGATAATGTGAACCTACAAAATATTCCAAGAAACTCTGTGTTAAAACAAGCTATCCAGGCCCCCAAGGGTTTTGTTATAGTTAGCTCCGACTCTTCACAGATAGAGGCTAGAGTTTTGGCTTGGTTAGCAGGTCAGAATAATTTAGTAGAAGCTTTTGCAAATGGGGATGATGTATACAAAATGATGGCTAGTAAAATATTTCTCAAAGATATCAGAGATATAAATAAAGAAGAGCGGTTTGTGGGTAAGACAACTATATTAGGTTGTGGCTATGGTATGGGAGCTAAAAAATTTAGCAACCAATTAAAAGCTTTCGGCATGCTTGTCGATGTAGAAAGATGTAAAAAAATTGTGTACACATATAGAAAAGCAGTCCCTTTTATACCTCAATTTTGGAGACACGCGCAAGATGGCTTAGAAGCTATAATCCAAGGCAAATATTTACAAATAACTAAGCAAAAACAGGCGTTGGACATTATACCAAACGTTGGTTTTGACCTCCCTAATAAGTTACAATTAAGATACCCTGACTTAAAAAAAGAGCAAGATTCTAGTGGAGAATACTACTATTCTTACAAGAGCAAAAAAGACAGAATAAATATTTACGGGGGGAAAGTAGTAGAGAACATATGTCAAGCCGTAGCTAGATGTGTAATAGGCGAGCAGATGTTGAGGGTGGCTAAAAGATATAAAGTGGTGATGACAGTGCATGACGCTGTAACTTGTATTGCACCAGAACAGGAAGCGGAAGAAGCGGCGGAATACGTAACAAAGTGTATGGAATGGAGACCAGATTGGTGTCAAGGTTTGCCGTTAAATTGTGAAACAGAGTATGGGAAATCTTATGGCTAAATGGTCTTATTCATCGTTGTCTTTATTCAAACAATGTCCTAGGAAATACCACAGGCTACGAGTTGTCAAGGATATAAGACAGGAAGATAATACTGCCCTGATATATGGTAAAGAAGCACACAAAGCGGCAGAAGATTATGTGCGTCAGGACACGGTAATACCAGAAAAGTTTAAGTATATTGAGCCTTATTTAAATATTCTAAAGAAGTTAAAAGGCGACAAGCTTTGTGAGTATGAGATGGGTTTGACCAAGGATTTAGAACCTTGTGGTTTTAATGATACAAAGTATTGGTGGAGAGGAATAGCCGATTTAGTGGTGCACAATAACGACATAGCATACGTAGTAGATTACAAGACTGGTAAAAGTTCTCGCTATGCTGACGTTAAACAATTACAGATACTATCAATAGCTACATTCAAACACTTCCCAAAAGTTAACTATATAAAAGCAGGACTACTGTTTGTTGTGTCCAAAGATTTAATAAAAACTAATTATGTGAGAAACCAGATAACTGACTTAGCAAACAGTTTTACGTTTGACGTAGCGAGATTAGACAAGGCATACGAAACAGATGTGTGGAATCCGGTGCCTAATTTTACTTGTAGGAAGTATTGTCCTGTAACAGATTGTGAACATAATGGGGGGTATGTGTAATGGCTAATAGGGGTATGGATAGGTCGCAAGACCCTAATTACTTATATACAGAAAACAGTGATTTTGAACATAGAGATATGGTCAATCATCCAGAACACTATATGAAAGGTGGTATGGAAACCATAGAGTATTTAAAAGCAAAGTCTACACCTCATGGGTTTCAGACTTATTTACGATTAAACGCAATGAAATATTTAAGTAGAGCAGAAGAGAAAGAGAACACGTTGCAAGATTTAGAAAAAGCATTGTGGTATTTAAACCGATTAATAAGAGAAATGAAAGGGAACTAATGGATAGTTATAGTCAATTCATCGCTAAGAGTCGTTACGCAAGATATTTACCTGAAGAAAACCGCAGAGAAGATTGGCATGAGTCTGTAAGTCGGTATATGGATTTTATGGTAAGTCACCTAGAAGCCGAGCATGGACACGTAGTAGATACCCCTACTAAGTTTAGAGTGCATGAGGCAATATGTAATTTAGAAGTTATGCCAAGTATGCGAGCCATAATGACAGCAGGTAAAGCGTTGGCACGTGATAACACAGCAGGATATAACTGTTCCTATCTTCCTATTGACGACCCCAAAGCTTTTGACGAAGCCATGTATATTTTATTGTGTGGCACGGGAGTTGGCTTCAGCGTAGAGCACAAGTATGTACAAAAACTTCCTGAAATACCTGAGAAAATGTTTGAGTCAGACACCACCATATCGGTGTCCGACAGTAAAGAAGGTTGGGCTAAGAGTTTGAGGCAACTTATTGCTTTATTATATTCTGGTGAAATACCTAAATGGGATTTATCTAAAGTGCGACCAGCAGGGGCAAAACTAAAAACCTTTGGCGGTAGAGCAAGTGGTCCTGCCCCACTAGAAGAACTATTTAAATTTACCATTAACAAGTTCAAACAAGCCAGCGGGAGAAAACTTTCTTCCATAGAATGTCACGACATAATGTGTATGGTAGGTCAAATTGTTGTGGTCGGTGGTGTGCGTAGATCAGCTATGATTTCTCTATCTGATTTAGAAGACTCAAGAATGAGGGAGTGCAAGTCAGGCGCATGGTGGGAACAAAACGGTCAAAGAGCGTTGGCTAATAATTCAGCTATCTATGAAGAGAAACCTGATGTAAGTTTATTTTTACACGAGTGGACAAGTTTATATAACAGTCATTCTGGAGAACGAGGTATTTTTTCTAGAGACGCATCTAAAAAACAGGCTAAGTCTATTGGAAGACGTGATGTTAATTATGATTTTGGAACTAATCCCTGCAGCGAGATAATTTTGCGTCCATATCAGTTTTGTAATTTGTCAGAGGTTGTGGTGCGTGAAGATGACACGTTTGAAACTATAAAAGAAAAAGTTGAGGTAGCCACTATATTAGGCACATGGCAAGCCACACTTACAAACTTCCCATATTTACGGAAAGTATGGAAAAAGAACACGGAGGAAGAAAGACTGCTTGGGGTGTCGTTGACTGGTATACTAGATAATAAATGGATGTCAGAAGTTAACGATGATACTAAAGAAAAACTTGAGCAACTTAAACAGGCGGCTGTTAAAACAAACGCTGACTTATCTGTTCTTTTGGGAATCCCTCAATCGACTGCGATTACTTGTGTCAAACCTTCTGGCACTGTTAGTCAGCTTGTTAATTCTGCCAGTGGTATTCATACTAGACATAGCCCTCATTATATTCGCAGGGTTCGTGGAGATAAAAAAGACCCTCTCACACACTTCTTAAAGGAAGCGGGTATACCAACGGAAGATTGTGTAATGAAACCAGACTCGACCGCTGTGTTTTCCTTTCCGATAAAATCTCCAGACGGTTGTAAAGTTAGAGAAGACTTAACAGCGGTTGACCACTTGGAGTTGTGGATGATGTACCAGAAGCATTGGTGTGAACATAAGCCATCGGTAACTATTTCCGTAAAAGAGCATGAGTGGTTAGATGTAGGTGCTTGGGTATGGAATAACTTCAACGACATATCAGGTATATCTTTTTTACCTTGGGATGGCGGGACTTACAAACAAGCTCCCTATGAAGAATGCACCGAGCAAGAGTATAATGAAATGTTAGCTAAGATGCCTACAAAGATAGACTGGGCTAAGTTAGTAGAAGATGATGACAATGTTAAAGGCGTACAAGAATTGGCATGTACCGCAGGAGGTTGTGAGATATGATATTTTGGAAAGTTAGTAAACGACAAGAAGCGTTGCTTGCAAATAAATTTATTTTTGTTCCCGACCCTAACATAATATGTGCTCGGCTACACAGAGGAGTCGGTAGCGAAGCAAGGTCTAAACAACATTATAAAAAAGGAGATACTAAATGCCTTACGTAAACAAACCAAGACCTTATAAAAAAGAATACGTGCAACAAAAAAAGCGAGGTAAGAAAGAGCAAGACAGGCGTAACGCTCGTGAACGTGCTCGGTATGCTATGGACAAAACAAGCGTAGACAAAAACAAAAATGGTAAAGCCGACAGAAGAGAGGGTAAAGATATTGATCACAAAAAAGCTCTCTCTAAGGGAGGCACTAATGACAAGAAAAATATTAGAGTTGTTAAAGCTAGTACAAACAGATCTTTTAAGCGCAACTCTGATAGATCAGTGAAAAAAGCATAATGCAAGTAGTAGATAATAAAGCTTTATTGGTGAATACTAAATATCCTGATCGCATAATTAACGCGATCACTAAAAGTAAAGTTATTAAAAAAGACAATGAGTTTACCAAAGTATTAGTTAACTGGGGGTTTGAAGAAGCTAAAATTTTAAAAGAGCTTAGGTTCAAAAACGTGCCGTCTCCAATGGAGAGAGATTATGATTGGGCAGGTGAGTTTAGGCCCATGGAACATCAAAAGATAACAGCGTCTTTCTTATCTATAACTAAACGTGGCTTTTGTTTTAATGAGCAAGGCACAGGTAAAACAGCTTCTGCTATCTGGGCATCAGATTATCTAATAAAACTTGGCAAAATTAAAAAAGTATTAGTTGTTTGCCCTTTATCTATAATGCACTCTGCATGGCAAGCAGATTTGTTTAAGTTTGCGCTGCACAGAACAGTTAACATAGCGTATGGTACACGAGAAAAACGTAAAGATATAATTAATTCAGACGCAGAATATATTATTATAAATTATGATGGCATAGAGATTGTAGAAGAGGACATTAAAAAAGCGGGGTTTGATTTAATTATTATTGATGAGGCAAACGCTTACAAATCTGTAACTACAAAACGATGGAAGTCTATGCAAAGACTGTTAGGCAACAATACATGGCTGTGGATGATGACAGGAACTCCCGCGGCACAATCTCCAGTTGATGCGTTCGGTCTTGGTAAACTTTGTGTGCCTGATAGATGCCCTAGATTTTTTGGTAGGTTTAGAGATATGGTTATGTACAGTGTGGGTAGATTTAAATGGATACCAAAAGATGATGCAGAGTCTACGGTATTTAATATGCTACAACCTGCAGTGAGGTTTACAAAAGCAGAATGCCTGGACTTACCTCCTGTCACACACGTTAATAGAGAAGCACCTCTTACCGCACAACAAGAAAAATTCTACAAAAAGCTAAAACAAGATATGTACATGACCGCCGCCGGAGAAGAAATAAGTTCTGTAAATGCGGCTGTTAATTTAAACAAGCTATTACAAATATCAGGTGGTGCAGTTTATACCGACAATAAAGAGGTAATAGAGTTTGATGTGTCTAACCGACTAACTGTTGTGCGCGAAGTGATTGAAGAAGCCAGTAATAAAGTTTTAGTGTTCGTGCCTTTCAAACACACCATACAATTACTTAGTGAGTTTTTAGATAAACATAAAATTACAAGCGAAATAATAAATGGTTCGGTGCCTGTAAATAAGAGAGCACAAATATTCAAGTCATTCCAAGAAACTAAACATCCGAGTGTTTTAATTATTCAACCACAGGCGGCATCGCATGGAGTGACCCTAACTGCCGCGGACACAATCATATGGTATGCACCTGTTACGTCTTTAGAAACATATTTACAAGCCAACGCAAGGATAGATAGGCCCGGGCAAGATAGCCCTATGACCGTGTTTCATATATCAGGAAGTCCTGTGGAAAGTAAATTGTATAGCATGCTGCAGAGTAAACTTAAAAACCATACTAAATTAGTCGATCTTTACAAAAAGGAGTTGGAATTATGATAAAAAAATGCTAGTATCAAGGTGTCTTATATTGTTTAACGAAAACACACAATTTAATACGGAAGGAAACAAATCATGTCAGACTTTAACGCTAACGAATTAGTAAAAGTTTTATTAAAAATCAGAGATGCGAAAGATAAAATTCGCAAAGAAGCAGATCAACAAATCGCCAGTTTAGATGAACAGCTAGATATTATTAACCAAAAGTTGCAAAACATTTTAAAAGAAACAGGCGCAACAAGTATTAAGACTCCACACGGCACGGCTTATCAAACTATAAAGTCTAGATATTGGACAGACAATTGGGAGGCTATGTATAAATTTATTCAAGAGCACGATGCTTTTGACCTCCTGGAGCGCAGAATACATCAATCAAATATTAAACTATTTTTAGAAGAAAACCCTGATGTACTACCAGAGGGGTTAAATGCTGACAGTAAATATTCTGTTACCGTGCGTAGAAAATGAACAGATTGTTAGCTAAAAATATCGAAGGCCCCAAAAAAGTTATTGTGATAGCCGCGGCTCCGAATATACATAGGCAATACTACAACACTCCGTTTGAAGAAGGGGTCAAAAAAACACCTACTTGTTTTTCTTCAGACGGTAAAACACCAGACTATGATGCGAGTCAACCCCAATCAACGTTTTGTATTAAGTGTCCTAAAAATATACAAGGGTCAGGAGAGGGAGGTTCAAAAGCGTGTAAGATGCACCAGAAAATTGCTGTGTCTTTGCAAAACGATTTAAAAGGTCCTGTACACCAATTGGTGATTTCAAGCACGTCACTTTTTAACAAATCTAAAGTGTTTGAGGATATGGGGTTCTTACAATATGTAAAAAGGTTATACCAACAAGGACAGAGTGTAGATGGTGTAGTAACGGAAATAAATAAGATTGATGAAAATAATTTTTATAGAATTTCTTTTAAACCAGTACAGCATTTAAAAAGGCATGAAATAGATTACATTCGACAGAGGGCAAATTCTGAAGAAGTAGATGAGTGCTTAACTTTTAATATGCCTATGGATTTATTAGAGCAGAAACATTTTTTTAAACTACGTAAAAAAATGGGTGTAGAAGTAAAACTTTAATTTACAGGAGATTATATATTATGTCAGATTTGACTTTAACAGATGTAAACGATTTTAGTGCCTTACAAGAAGCAATGGGTATGTCTCAAGATTTAGAAACAAAAACTAAGTCGAGCACTTTAGCAAGGTTAAAAATATTGCACGAAGGTGTAAAAGGTGAGACTGTTATTAAAGGTAAAAAAACAGAGTATACAGCCATAGAAGCAGGTGTATATGAATTAACTTTATCTAATGGGGCAAAGCTTTATCAGAAAAACCCTAAAGTCAGGTTGTTTCTTCAGCGATTTATGTACCAAAGATATATTTTAAATGATAATCGGTATGTAAAAACTACGTTAGCCACCGACCTGAAAAGTAATTTACCGGACATGGACGGTGGGTTTAACTGTGGTCGTCAAGCGGGCTATGTTGAAGATTATGCTTCTTTGCCTCAAGAGCAAAAAGACGTTGATAGGGTGCGTACTATTTTAGGAGAGGTATATTTTGATAAAGCCTTAGATGAGTCTGGTGAAGAGTTAGATTGCTCTAAGTCTACAGGTATACCTTTTGTGGCGGACTTTAAAAAAGAGGCATTTAAAATATTTGAGCCAATAATAAAAGAGATTGCTACTAACAAACTTTTGCCGCCACAGTGTGTTTTGGAATTTGATACTGAGGCAAAAGCAGGTAAGAGTGGCCTAACTTATTTTATTCCTAAAGTGTCTATATCTAAAAAAGACGTAAGCATGACCGAAGCAGACCAAAAAACATTTAGAGATTTTGTAGCTTGGGTCGATAGTTTTAATCAGGGCATTATGGATCAACATAATAAAAAGACTGATGCTGTCGTAGCTTCTAAGGTTGAAAAAACTGAAGAGCCTCTTGTTATAGAGCCAAAGAAAAAAGAGACTAAAAAAGCTACGCATAATTCAGATGGTACTCCTAAAAGCGGTAAAGATTTAGAGTCCGTTATGAACGCTTGGACGGACGACGATTAATGCGTTTTTTGGAGTATGTTTTAGGCAGTGAAGGGTGGCTATGGGTAGGCGGCTTTAAAGGAGAAAGAGACACTACACAGAAATGCGTAGAGACTTTTGAAGAAGCCTACCAACTCATAGGCAAATGGAAATCTGAGAAGCGTAATATCTATTTTGGCTGTAGCAGGTACAACACGGATAGGCGCTCTCAGGCCACCGCCGAACACTGTAAGATTTTTTACTTAGATGTAGACTGTGGACCTCTCAAAGAATACAAAAGTCAGGGAGAGGGGGCCGCAGCTCTACGTCAATTCTGTGATGCGGTAGGACTTCCTAAACCAACAATAATTAGTTCCGGGAACGGCATACATGCTTACTGGGTTCTTGAAAATACTATACATCCAAAAGACTGGAAACCAGTAGCAAGATCTTTAAAAGCGTTGTGTGACAAACATAAGTTCTACGCCGACCCCGCAGTAACAGAAGACGAAGGTAGGATACTAAGATTCCCTGACTCGTTTAATTACAAGACCGACCCACCAAAAGAATGTAAGTTGATCGGTAAGTACGCAAAGCCAGTAAACTTTTTCTTTTTTAAGGACCTTGTCGGCGAGATAGAGACAACCCCTAAGAAAGAAAAGGTAAGCGCTTTAACTTTAGCACTTGCAGAAAATAAGCAAAGTGTTTTCAAAAATATAACAACATGTAATCAAATAAACTTTATACGAGAGAATCAAGAGGCTGTAGAGTATCCACTTTGGAGGGCAGGTATATCTATAGCTGCTAACTGTGCCGACAGTGCAGAGGCAATACATGATATGTCAAAAGAGTCTTCTAAGTATAGCCACAGCGATACAGAAGACGCGGCTAGTAAAATAAAAGGCCCGTACAAATGTGAAACGTTTGAAAACTTAAACCTAAAAGGATGTGATGGGTGTCTGCATAAAGGTAAGATAACTTCTCCAATACAACTAGGGAATAAAGTTTTAGCCGAACCTGATATGGCATGCGAGGGCGGCTTGAATGAACCCACACTTCCAGAACTGCCTTGGCCTTATGTGTTTGCAAAAAGTGGCGGTGTGTATGCACAGGTAGAAGAGGAAGAACCCAAGTTAGTTTATGAACATCAGTTGTACTTAGATAAAAGAATGATAGACCCAGTTGATGGGGAGGTAGCAGTTATAAAACATAGACTTCCTTTAGATGGGGAAAAAGGTTTAGTTATATCTGCTCAGGACGTGCTGGCAGGTGAGGAGGCAAAAAAGACATTAGCACGCAGTGGTGTTATTGGTGGTAAAAAACAAATGACTGAGATTATAAATTATATAATTAGGTCTTTTAAACATCTACAAATGACTAAGAAGGCAGAGATTATGAGATCACAATTCGGATGGGCAGATAACGACACTAAATTTATTTTAGGTAAACAAGAGTTAGATGGAGAAACTATAAGGTTTAGCCCGCCATCATCAAGAGTAAAAGAGTTGATAGATTTTGTAGAATCAAAAGGTAGCTTGGAAGAGTGGAAAAACATCGCGGCTATATATGGCGAGCGCAACATGCACGTTCAAGCCTTTGGATTTTTTACAGGGTTCGGCGCACCTTTATTTAAGTTCTTGAATTACAAAGGAGGTATCATAAACCTAGTCAACAACACATCAGGTACAGGAAAGACAACTTCTCTACGTATGGCGCAGAGCGTATGGGGCGACCCTAATGGGTTAGTTATGATACCTAAAGATACTCTCTCTACTAGAATACATAGAATGGGCATACTCAATAATATGTCGGTGGCTATGGATGAAGTAACAGCTATGAAGGGTGAACAGTTTTCTGATTTAGCGTTTTCTATAACACAAGGTAGAGGCGCAGGTAGAATGAAAGCCTCTTCAAATGAAGAAAGAGAAAACTTTACAAGATGGGCAACTATAGCGGTCACAACTTCTAACGCTTCTATGGTGGATAAGCTACGTGCTATTAAGAAAACACCTGATGGTGAACTAATGAGGTTCTTAGAGTTTGATGTGCCCTCAGAAAAAATGCCGAAGGCTTATGCTCAAGCAATGTTTGATGATGCGTTGTCAGAAAACTACGGACTAGCAGGTCCTATATACATGCAGCACGTTGTTAAAAACAGAAAAGAAGTAATGGAAGAGATAAGAAAAGTGCAAGCATACATAGATAAAAAAGTTGGTTTTACCAGTAGAGAAAGGTTCTGGTCTGCAATGATTGCATGTAACATCGGTGGCGCAAGGATAGCTAAACGTCTAGGTTTGGTACCGAAAGAAATAGATATAGGTAAGGTGCTGAAATGGGTGATGGAGAACATGGATGCTATGCGTTCAGAGATAAAGGCTCCGTCTGCAGATCATGCTGCAACTATCGGTGAGTTCATAAACGAAAACAGAACAAGTATATTAGTTGTTAATAATGATTTAGATAGAAGGTCGGGGGTAGAACACTTACCCATACTGGTACCGAGAAGTTCTAAGTTATGTATACGCATAGAACCAGACACTAGGAAGATGTATATAGCAGCAAAGCATTTTAAGAAATATTGTGCCGACAACCAAATAACTTTACGAGACGTGTTGAACTCTTTGAAAAACGATGGGGTGTATCTATCTTCTTTAAATAAGAGAATAGATAAAGGTTTAGAAACTACCACCCCTGCTGTGGCTTGTTACGAGTTTGATTGCACCATATCAGGGTTTATTGACATAACAGAATATATAGAAGAACTAAAGAATGAAGATACAGGGAGTGACGTACAAGATTAATTGGAACACGGTAAAGGTGGGGTGGTCCTTCTTTTTACCCTGTACCGACACTAAAGATGCAGAGTCGGTGGTTAAGACAGAGGCTAAAAAGTTTAAATATAAGGTTATTTGTAAGTCCGTAATAGAAGACAAGCTGAGGGGCTTGCGCTTTTGGAGGATTGAGTGATATAATTATCTTGACATGTTTCCTTAGTTTTCCCCCGCCCAGTGCGGGGGTTTTTTTTGTACTCTTTATAATGTAATTTTCTGTGGCAGTTAGCGCACAGCACCAGACATTTTTTTATCTCTTCATAGGCTTTCTTAAACCGACCGTCTTTTACTAAGACGTGCACTTTTATGTTGTTCCTACTTCTCTTTATATGGTGAAAATCTAAGGCTGCAGGGTGGCCCTCTCCACACTGAGTGCATGACAAGGTAGCTTTGAACGCTGCCCACTTTTGTTTTTCTACCGCTTTGTGCTTTTTGGCTTTCTCGACGTAGGCTTTCTTGTTCTTTTCATAGTGGGCTTTGCCGTATTTTTGGTACTGCCCTTTGCTATTTCTTTTTCGGGCCATATCTCTTCTACCTTCTCAATCATATTCTTTGGGATCACAAGCGTCTGTGCATGATTATCGACTGTCCAGGTTTGACATATTTTGACACCGTGTTCGTTAGAATATATAAACCAACCAATGCTATAAACTAGCGGAAGATCTATGGGCTCTATATGTGTATTGCCGTCTTTCCACCCAAATTCATGTTCTGCATCACGCCAAGTAACTAAAACTAAAGGCGGCCTAGTTTTTTCTTTCATACCGGATACTATGGGGTACTTTGTCATTCTCCTACACCTTTTATTGTAGAAGTGAAGGCTTCTTCTTCAGGTTTAATTCCACCTAAATCTGCAGCTTGTTCTCTGTATTGTAAAGCTTTATTTACTGAGTCTGTAACTTCTGAATCTTCTATACCAAAATCAGGATACTTTTCATTAAACAACATTCTTTTCCGCTCTGCTTTTTGATACATATCCCCATCGTCTAATATCGTGGCTGTTGTATATGAAGCCAATATATTTGATTTTTCGTTTCTAACAGGCGCCAAAGCTTTAAACATCTTACGTCTTTTTTCGGTTTCTCTTGCTACCTTTGCTGGGGCAACTCCTATTGATCTTAGAATATAGTCACCCGTAGATAACTCGTCTTTACGTAACATGGTATTTAGAGTTCTTGTTTTCACTCCATCTTCTTGTGCATACCTACCTGCCATTAGAGGCCCCTTTAATATAGCGGGGGCGGCATCTTCAAACGCTCTTAAATACTTACCTTGATTAAATGAATCCACGGCTTTAGCAAAGTTAGAAGCCAAAGAGAAAGAAGGACCTAAATTACTTAACACCTGCTCCCGTAAAGTTTCCTCTGCACTCCTAGTGTAAACAGAATCCCTAACCCATAAGTCAGGTATATTTAAACTTATTCTTTCCTGTATACCTAAGCCTGTATATTCTTCTATCGCACCTCGCATGAAAGAAGAAGCTAAACTGGTACGTAATTCCTCACCGACACCCATACTACCAAGTGCGTCTTTTAATCCTTCATAAACTACAGTATCAAAATCTTCTGCAAATAAAGGTATTGGTGCTTCATCCTCATCATCTTCGTACAAGTATTTAATTAACTCATACAGAGCCTTGAACAAACCGTAAAAAGCAAAACCTTTTGCCCCTGCCATTAACACACTAAAAGCGCTTGTTAAAAATAAACGCTTACGCATTTCTTGGAAGGACCTATCTTGATTCATCTTATATTCGGTTACGTTATCTTCTACTTCCTCTTCACTTAAATCGCCCCTATCAAGTAGTTTTTGTCTTAGCTCTTTTACAGACGGATCGCCACTCATTTTAAGCAAACCAACTTTAGCATCTCTAAGATTATTGAATGTTAAAAATAAAGAAACACCTTTGAACTGCAACATTACTTTGCCTAACGGGTGCGTTAGAACAGGAGCTTTTCCTGAAGGTGTAAAGTCACCCAGTGTTTTATACATCATGTATTTAGCTTCTTCTACTGCTAAATTATAAGCGTTTAAGTTTGTGCCACCTGTTTCTGCTAACTCTCTTACTCTTTCTCTTCCGCCCGCATACTTTTCGTAAGCTAAATCAAATGTGGCTAGACCGACAACAGTCCGGTTAAACTTTTCAGAGTTGTGGAATAAAGCAGCTAAAAATCTAGTTGTCTTTTCAAAAGGACTTGCATATAGATCAACAGGCCGTTCAGATAAGTTTGCAGCATCATATGCAAAAGAAGCATCAATGTGGTTTTCTAAGTCTTTTAAAACTTGTTGTTGTAAAGGCGGTAGACTTTCTGCATATTTTTTATGTGGTGATACAAACTTTACACCAACTCCGCTAACACTAGGCGTTAATGGTATACCTCTTACATCGGGGTCGGTTGTAAACATGAAGTCAGGTCTGTAACCAAACCGCATAGCGTAGGACATAAACTTTTTGGTGGCTGGTATCATACCGTACCTAGCACCTATAGCTGGAAGCGATACATTTGTCATACCAAATATGTTAACCAAAGCCGAGCCTGGAGCGGTAAGGAACCAATAGAATACCGTGTTTGTAATTGCGTTAGATAGTTTATGCCATCCAGTTGTAGGCGTTAAACTTAAAACTTGATCGGTTCTTTCTTGCAATTCAATTAACATGCTACGTAAAACTTTTTGCTGCGGAGTATCTTGTTCTATTCGATTAGTTATTATTTCATTAGCTTTAACTAAGTTATCATTCCACTCAGCATAGTAGCGTATTCTTGCCCTCTGATATGCTATGTTTATAACAGAAGAACTGAACACCCTCTGTATATCTGTGCTTGCTCCTTGTATAGCCTTTCTATTTAAAAACATTTTTTTGAAACTACCAGAAGCTGCTAACAAATAAGCTATCTGTCTTATACCTTCTTTTACTTTATTTTTAAACGAGTCTACATCACCCACCATAGGGTTTGCGGCTACTCTGTCTACTATTCTTTCAAGTCTTGTAATAAACTCTGAAGAGTGTGGTACTACCTGCTGCATCAGAACATCTTGTAAGAACTGATTGCCTGAAATAACGGGCTGATACCTATCTCCAAACGAGGCCCCTGTGCTGGAATACTGTTCTCTTAAATATTGCTTATATTCTTCCTTTATCCTATCTCTTCTAAGCTCTGATTCAAACACAAAAAACTTTTTGTCGGGATCTGCGTTGTCTCCTATTTGTAACCAAAAATCTCCAAAACGCTTCAAGGGGAAATATGGTTGGAATCTATCTATCTCTCTAAACTGCTCTTCAATATCTCTTACGGATTCGGCAAAAGATGCTTCACCTTCCGGTGTGCTACGGTCTATGAACCTAGTAGCCATTCTAATTAAATCTTGTTTTAACCCGTTTATCTGGTTTTTGTAAAACCTTTTCATACCTACGAAAGCTCTTTTAGCATCGTTAGGTAAATTGTCATAAGCTTCGGCTAGTTGCGGGTTAGCGTCTCTGTCTTCTTCGACAGTCGGATCTTGGCTTTTAGAAGTAGCTTCAATAGCTACAGCACCTAGTCTTTCTATTATCTTTACACCATTTGGCCCTGTCGCTATTTTTGCAAGTATGTCATTTACTTTGGTGCCTTCCCTAATTATGTCAGTTCTAAAATTAGGTATATCATCTCCAGCTAACCTCAAGGCTACTTGCATAAACTTTAATTTTTGAGGTACGCCTGAATCACCTATCAGAACTTTAGGCATCACCTCATCCATCTGTCTAGCCGACAATAGTTTGAACAACCCCTTTCTGAATCCCTCAGCAGGATACGGCTCTTTACCAAACAAAACATTCTGCAGGAAGAACTTTACATCCTTAAATGCAGGTCTATCTCCTAATGCCGAACCTAAAGCTTCTAACCCACTGGGGGTGTCTACAACTTCAACTGGTCTGCTGGCGCGCCCGCGACGTCCTCCACGATCTCCTGGAACTGTTCCGGGGTCTCGGCTTTCAGGGCCGAACGAAACGGGGTCATCATCGCCAACCCCTCTAGGCTCCCTTCTTGAGCGGCTAGGGCGTATCGCATCTTCACCTCCGACTTCGCGATCTTCAGGCCTCCTAGCGGCGACGGCTTCGTCAGTGTCCTCAAGAGAAGAGAACCGATTAACTGTTTGGAATTCATCAAATTTTCTCCTTAATTTAAGTAATGCCTCACCATGATCTGCAATAGCTGCATATATGGCAGTTTTATAATAGTCTTCTTTACCAGCTCTTACAAGCTCTCTAGTTATATTAGCCATAGCCGCTACAAAATTATCATCATGACTTCTAACCGCTACGTGAGCTAACTCATGAACCATGGTTGTAAAGTAATCATTCATAATAACAAACATGTCACTTTCATCTGGTGTATGAGACCCTAACGGATTTAAGAACACTGCTTTATATGGTTTAACTATATTTACTCCAGCGTATTTTTTATCTATAGAAATACCTACATAATGCAAAGATCCAGGAGCCAAAGGCCCATAGTTCCCTCTAAGCTTTCCTTCGCTGTAAAGTTCATAAACAGTATTTTTTATATCTATAAATATAGAACCTAACTTACTAAAAAATAATATCGCCTCTTTGTCTTCAGCATTTTTTTGTGGGTCAAACACCATGTTGGTGTTGTTATGAAATATAGGTTTATCTTCAGTTTTACCCTCGAATATTACGTCAAAATCTGCAGGGGTCGGAGCAGCTTTCTGGGCCTTAAAACTTGCTTCTACTTGTTTTTCGCTAACAACAATCTTTTGAGTGTTTTTATCTATAACTTGATTATTTGATATAACAACTTGTTTAGGTCTAGACTTTTTAACTTTTTCTACTTCTGCTTTTGCCTTTTTTTCTGCCTCTTTATTTTTTGCAAAAGCCTTAGCAGCGTCTTCATATTTGTCTTCTAATCTTTTTCGCGAAGAGTCGTTTAAGTCGAACTCATCTTCTATTTCTTGTATAGGCAAAGATATTATGTCTTTAAAGTTGTCTCTTTGTTCTAAAGCATATTCCCCGTAATAAATTTGTTTTATATAAGCGTTTAAAGCTTTTATGTCTTTTTTTAGATTAGGATTATAATTTTCCCTGCTATTGTTTATGGGGTAAGGTCCTTCAGTATCACCAGGAGCGTACTTCGCTTTTAAGTTAATTATTATGTCGTAAGGTATTGGTTTATCATCAAAAGTTAAAGCGTCCCCTTCTGTAGACTGCGTTACATCAAACTGATATATACCTGAAATTAATACAGTATGCGTGGGTTTTTTCTTTTTGGCGTTACTAAAATATATATCTGCCTCTCCCCAATCAAATGTAACGTTTAAAGGTTCTTGGTATTTATCAAAAGGGAAATTTTTTCCGGTCGGTAACGCCTCTTCATTTGCTAATACTTCTATGTTTCCAAACAAAGGTCTGCTTAATACGGGCATGTAACCATCAAAATATATACTAAAATCTCTATATCTTTGAGGAAACTTTAAAACTAAAGTAGATCCTGTTTCAGAAAATTTTATGCCTTTAGTTATTTCTTCAAAAGTAACAGGGGTGCCCGTCATAGCTTTTTTTGGGTTCTCTCCTTTTATAATAGTTTTTGAAGGGGTCTTTTTGCGTCTGTATATTGCTCTACCGTCTTTATCCTTTTCACCAGTTTTTTCGGCTGTATGAACAGTAGTCAAATCAAAAGACTCCGCGGCCCCTAATATACCCATCTTAGCGAGACCTTTTCCTCCCTTTGATTCATCAGCCCCTAAACCTTGTTTTTCACTACCACCCATAGATAAAAAAGCTTTTTGTATTATTTCAGGAGACATACCTATACCGTTGTCTTTTATAGTTACAGTTCTAGACTGTCTATCTATTTCAAAAGAAAATTTACCTTCTTTAACAATACCCAATTTTTGAGCGGCTTCTATGGCATCCGCTGAGTTCTGCATAGTTTCTTTAGCAACTGTTGGTATTATGTCCCAACCATATATATCAGGGCCTAGCAACTCATATAGTTTTTCTAAATCTGCTTCGGCTGTTAGAGTACCTACGCGGCTACCACTCCCTGTTAGCTCGCTATACATGGGTTCATCAGAACTTGATTTTTTTAGTTGCGTTAGTCTTTTAGGTATTGGTAATCTAACCGAACGAGGTTCTCCTTTAGGGTTGACTAAAAACGCTCTGGGTAACACAGCTAAAACTGTGCCTTCTTCTGGGTTTGATTTATCTAAAGTTCTGTAAAAAGTAACAGTGTCGCCTTCTTTTATATCACCTGCTTTTTCTTTCACTACCTCGGAAACAAACTCTTTTGTTGGGCTTGGTATTTCTCCATCTAAAGTTTTTTGTAGCCTATCGGCTAATTGAGGTATTTCAACTGTTCCTATTTTTTCGTAGTCGTCTATTAAACCTTGCAAATGTTTACGCGCAGTTTTTGCAGCATCATACCTATTTCCCGGTCTTTCTCTAGCTCTTCCGGTATCTCTATCATACGCTGCAGGTCTTAAACTACGTAGTCGTTTTGCTTCTTTTGTAGCAAATATTTTAATATCTTCTCTTATATTTTTTAGATCGCTCATTTTTTCTAATATATCTATAAGCGCTCTATTTACTGGCTCAATTTGATTCTCTTTCCTCCTCCTTCTATTAGCATACTCTCTTGTAGCTGAGGCAATAAGAGGTGTAGGAGTGACAAATTTTTTAAATACTTCCGTATCTATAGGGCCTAAATTAGCTAACGGTTCTAAAGAACTAAATGCTTCTTTTAAGTTATTGGTTCTAAAAGCATTTACATTTCCTATTGCGTTTCCGTACTTATCAGCCAAATAATCAGTGTGTTTTTTTATAGTGTCGTTAACTATTTTTTTGAACAAATCTCTTTGTAGTTTATTATCGTATTTTTCCTCATAAAAATCGGTTTCTATAAATTCTTCACTTATCTTGTTTTTTACGAGAGATTCATTCGCATCTATTTCTCTAGCAAATCGAAACATTGGAGATGCTCCAACCGTGCCGGAAGGGTACTGTTTTAGCTCAAAATCTTCCATTAATTCTACTAATCTGCGCTCTCTTTCTTGCGCTCTCTTTACTTTAAAATCTGTAATGGGCGGTTCAAGCAAATTCCTTTTTGCAACTTTAACTTTTTCATCGGCAAATACATCTGAAACTTCATTTGTAAAGTTAAAAGAACCAAATACTTCCGAACGTGACACATAGTCAGGCTCAGGTTCTTTTACTGTATCGTCGACTCGTCCCTTTGTAGCTCTAGGCTTGACAGGAGTAGGCTCAACATCTCCCAATCGTGCTCCGTCAGTTTCTTCAGGTTCGGGGGTAGGTCCTTCAAGTAACTTTGGTTCTGGTTCTGGTCCGCCAAGCAGCGGAACGCTAGGTTCAAGTCCTTCTCTGTCAGGGTCGTCAAATTCAAGTTCAGCGATGGTAGTATCGACATCATCTGGAGATCCTCCTAAAATTTCATTAAACTCTACATCTGTTACTTCATTCACCTCTTTATTGAAGTCTCTTTTCCTTGCGTCGTATGTTGCTTGCTCCTCTGTCGCTTCTCGTGAAAGGGCTACCTCGCCAGCGGCACCTAAAGTTGAACCAGCCAATCCTTCTAATGTTCCGGCACCGACGACACCCTTAAGTGGGTCGGTTTCAATACCTTCTCGGCTCAAAGCTAAGTTGCGTGCGAGCTGCTCTTCTGCCCCTTGTAAAAACTCAGGCACTCCCTCTTTTACTGCACCTTCTGCTATTTTTCTTGCTATTGATTTAGACACGGCATTTTGTATTATGGGCGCCATGACTCCTTTTTCTAAACCAGTTAGGGTAGCTAGAATACCTAGTCCACCACCAGCAAGAATTTCTTTATAGTTCTTACCAAAATATTCTTGAGCTACCTTAGCTCTTTTCTCGGCTTCTTCTGGAGAAGATCCTTGTTTAATTAGTGCCGCTTCTACTTCATCATATATGGCGCCTTTAACAATACCGAGACCAGATGTAGCCCCCAAAGTAACAGCCGTACCGACCGCGGCGGTTGGCCCTAGAGTTGCTGCTGCAGCAATAGCTATTAAGTCGGGTATAGTTGTAGCTAAAGCTTCTCCTGTTATTTCTGCGGGTGCGATTGCAAACGCCTCAAGAGCCGCTTTAATTTCTGCTAATGTGCCTTTGCCTTTCGCATCCTCCATTTTTTTAGCGGCTCTATCCAGTCTTCCTTGTGACGCATCTGATATAAGCTCGCTTACCTCTTCTTTTCTTTTTTCTATCGCATCGGAAAATTCATTACCAGCACCAAAAAAATCTGAAGCTGCTCTTATGCGAGATAGAACACCTCGTTCAAGAAAAGCCCTAGATGATATGTCTTCTTCAGTTGTAGGAGCTAAAAACCTAAGTGCAGGAGGTAATGCTGATGCAGCAAGAGGTTCTTCCAATAAACCTGTAAATGTATCGAGTACGCTTTTTGCTTTTTCTTCTGCCCCAGCAGGTATAAGTGCATCTAAATCAGACACACCCTGCACTCCTAATTCGCTTTCTGAAACTTGCTCTTCTACTTCTGCCTCTGCTGTCGGTGTTACTGGAGCTGGTGGAGGTTCGGTTTCGGTTTCTGTTACAACCGGAGCAGGTGCAGGTGATGGTACTTTGTCTTCCTCTGTAGCAAATTGAGGATAAGCTTTTAGTATACGCTTACGTACTTCAGATCGCGGCATATCATCTGGTATGCCTTGTATAATTGTACCGTCTGGGAGTTCTACTTCATATGGCATTTAATTTACCTTATTATAAATCAGAAAATTGTACTCTATTTCCTTTAGGGAATCTCTCTTCTACTATTCTTCCGAATGTATCCTCTGCTACTCCAGCAGCAGCCATACCTTTACTTGCCATCTTCTTCCTTTGTTGGTCTAATACATACTGAGCTGCATCTTGGTCAGATACAGAGTCGGCACTCACTCCCCTTTGTTGCGCTAGTTGAGCTTTAGCATTAAGCACTGTTTGTCTTTCTGCTTCTGAGACTTTTGCTGTTCTACCCACTGCAAGTAATTGGATATTACGTAAAGCTCCCCCCGGCTGAATTAATTTTTCATATGCGTCTAACCCTGCTTCTACACCTTTACCAGCCACTGCAATTATAGCAGACTCTGTGGTTGCGTTAGAGCCTTGTATTTTAGATGCGTCAAATAAATCAGTGAAATTAGGTTCTGTTCTACCCCTAATCTTAGCAAGAGTCATAGCTATCTTTTGCGTCTTAGTAGGAGCTTTATTCGCTAATTCTTGTATTTTTTCAGCACCTGTTTGTTTCTTATCTTGCAGCTCTAACTGGAATTTCTGTCCTGCTTCACGTTCTGACTTGGTAAAGGCTTGCTTCTTCTTCTCTTGTTTCAAGGCAAGTGCTGTCTTAAGTGCTGGTTTTCCAGCATCACCTATTGCAGTAAAGAAGTTTTGTTGTTTAGTTCCAAGTAACTCAAGACCGAACTGTAACCCCAGCATAGCAACATCATCTCCTGAAAGACCGACAAACTCTTTAGGCTCTGCAGGTTTATTTTTATTGCCTTTTTGATCTTGTTTAAGTTCTTTTACTATGGCTTCTGTTTGAGTTTTACCCTCTGCAGCAGATATATTATCTAAATCAGCATCTTCTTCTATTGTAGGAGACACTACAACTTCTTCTGCTGCTTTTTCTTCTGCTGCTTTTTCTTCTGCTGCTTTTTTTTCTGCCTGTCTTTTTCGGTAATCTTCTGCGCTTACCGTTATAACACCGTCATCTTTTTCAACATCTTCGGTGCGTAAAGGTTGTTTTTTACCAAACACTTCTTCATATGCAGCGTCGAAGTCTGTTTCAGACATACTATCAAAATCTGTTTTTTTAAGTTTCGGCACAGGTTGTTCATACATCTCTCTAAGCGCATCAAGTTCTTCTTGTTTTTTTCTAGTAAGAATGCCACCTAGTCCACCAGTCCCTTTGCCATATACACCATCTCCACCATTAAAACCTTCAGTTAGTATGTTACGCACTCCACTACCACCGCTTTTTGGTAATACCGTGGTTCCTTCTACGTCTGGATTTTGATCTCCCACGCCACGTACATTGATGTTCATAAATCCATCACCAACAAAATTATAATCAACTATTCTTCCCACCTCATTTCTTACTGGCTCTACATTTTTAGCTGCACTTGCATTAAAATCTGCTGGTAATGAACCCGCAGCTTTTTTCTTATTGACGTAATCTTGAAACGAGATATAACTTTCTTCAGAAGTGTAAGGGTTGTAGCCCCCTTTTTGGAACGCAACGATACCACCACCTGCCATCCCCCTTCTATACATATCAGGTCTCATTGGAGCCGAGGCAACACCGACGTTTGATCTATTCATAGGAGCAGCTTCTTGAGCTGCGTTTTGTGCAATAACTTTCTCTATTACCGTGCTTGGAGGCACCGCACCTGCTTGTGCTTTCTGCATAGCTGCTTGCATCTGCATACCCATCTGTGCGTTCTCTGCTTTTTTTGCAAGAACAGGAGCTACCATTGTTTTAGGGATCTGTCCTTTCTGCGCCATTTGCATAATCAACGTTTGAGGTAAACTAGCTAACCTATCTATTGGAGGCACCACAGAATTATCGTCGGGTCTAGCTTCACCCTGTATACCATCTAGTGCGCTTAATATACCTATTGCCATTTCTTAACCCCCTAATAATTTAGCTAAACTTAGACCTGTAATACCAAGCCCAGATAGTTGTGCCGCAAAGCTTGGTGGAGGTGTCGTTGCTGTTGTTGTTTGTCCAGTCATAGGTATACCTCTAAGTAAATTAGAGAACCTCCCAAGTTGTTGTTGCCCGAACTCATCTCTTTCTCTTTGGTATGCAGCCTCGGCGCTTAACCCTTCTTGTGTTAAAGCTCTTTCTAAATCTCCATATGCACCGAGTGTCTTGAGTCGGTCTAGTTCTGCTGCTTGTTGCTGAACTCCCAATCCGCCTAGCTGTGCTCCTAAACCACCCAAACCTTGAGCTGCTGCCATCTGTGCAGCACGATCTCTTTCAAACTGTGCTTGTGCATTCTCAAAAGCTGCTTGTAAACCTCTAGCTTGAATATCACCAAGTTGCGTTCTAAGCCCTGATTCTCTAGCCCCTGTTAAAAGAGCCTGTCTTGCACCACCATACGTACCTTGTCTAGCCGCCGCTAAGTTAGCATCTAACTGAGCTTTTTTTGCAGCATCAATTGCTTTTCTCTGTTGTACATCCACTACACCTTGAAGATAAGGTGACATATATTCTTCTGCTTGTGCGGTACCAAATTTACCAGGCGCTGCCAATAATCTTTGAATACCTGCTTCTTGAGCCTCCTCTGCTGTGGTAAATGCCCCTGGTGCTTGCAATCCTGCTATTTGTCTACCTAACTCCTGTTGTGATTGAGACATAGGTGCAATACCACCGAGACCCATAAGAGACTGCGCTCCCGGTCCATATACATCTTCAAAACCTTTACTAAATAATTCTTGACCTTTTTGGATAATACCCGGAGCTTCTCCTTCAGGAGCAACGTAAAAATCTTCTAATATACCTGGTATTGTAGGGTCTACTTGTTGTACTGATTGAACCTGTGCCATATCTTTTCCTCTACGCTGGTAGTGCTTTATTTACATTTACTTCAGGCGGTTGTTTAGTTGTTCCATGACGTGCCTGTCTAATTCTATCCATCATGGAGTATAATCTTTCAGCCCCTGCATTTGAGGAACCGTTACCAAGGTCTGCCACTACATCGGCAGGAACTACAAATTCTCCGTCAGCTAATCTTGCTTCTTGCATATCACCTATATTAGCTTTTATTGAATCACTCATACCGTCACCTGCACCATCTAAATATCTAGCAGGAAGTGACGATATACCACCTTCTTTATATCCGTATGGAAACATTCTTCGTAAATCACTAGCTAAATCACGGTACTTCTTTTTCTTTTCTTCTTGTGCAGCAATTATAGCTTTTTGTTTGTTACGTATGTTTGCTGCTTCTTCCATACCCATCTCAGCAGTTTGCGCTAGACCAGCAACAGTAAGAGGTGTAGCTGTACCCTTAAACCCAGAAAAGTCGCCACCGAGTGCTTTGCCTCCTGCGTCCATAAACCCTTCACCGAGTGCCTTAGACGTATCTACAACCTCTCTACCAAAACCCTTAGGATCAGTAAACGGTTGAGCTAATTGTTGCCCAACAGTCGGAGCAGTTGGTATAGCCGCTGTAGACATTGTAGCTCCCTTAGCACCATACGGGAATGTAGAAGGGTCAATTGTTTTTACTCCCACATCAACACCTCCCGCAGCTTCAGGCGTACCTGAAATAGCTTTTGCTGCTTTAGCTTGCGCTATAGTTTTAATTGCTGCTATTCCTGCATCTTTTGGGTCAAATTTTCCGTCTTTAAATCCGGCGTCTGCTGCTGCTAACGTGGCACCAAGGACAGGGTTGTTCACGGCTATAATAGTGGGAAGCGCAGCTTTTGCTATCTTAAATATTGGTTTTACTATACTTTTAATTTTTTTAAAGAGACCACCTAGGCCAAAACGCATTACACCATTATTATCTACCACACCGCCAGCTCTCATACCTTCTTCAGTTTCTGCTGGCATCAGCCTACTAATACCTGCTCTCTCAGGTGTTGTACCAAACTTTGAAAAATCTAATGTCGGTATGCCTAACTCTCTTTGAAACATCTGCATCTGTTCTGGACGCATAGCACGCACTAACTCAGCTCTTTCTTGATCGCTAACTACAGGACCGAACCTTTCTTGGTAAAAAGCCATATCTTCAGGTCTGGCAGGTCTTTTCACTACCTCTTCAAACGCTTGTCTAATTCTTGCTGGACCCATGGCTTCTGGTGAAGTCATTATTTCTTGCCTTACTTCCTCTAATGGTTTACCTGCAAATCCTGCTATGCCTGTTGGGTCTGCCTCTCTAAATAATATGTCTTGATAAAGATTCTCTAAGCCTGGTTGAGCCTCTTTTATTTTTGCTTGTTTTTCTACGTCAGATTCAAAAGCCTCAGCTTCTGTAGAACCTCTAAATTGGTCTAACTCTATTTGGTCAAATGTATCACCATATAAATTTTGATAGAACGAAACGGCTCCCTCTTCAGGAAGTCTGCCTAATTCCTCTTGATAAAGTTGTTTAATAAGGTCAGGTGTTACTTTTTTTCCTACTGAATCTTGAATCATTATATTTTCTCCAAAGCCTGCCAACCCCCAAGGCGGAGAGGTAGGGTGGTGATGCCACCGAGGAGGTTGTTATCGCAGGTTAAAACTATGTTCATGTTATTGTCACGGTTACTGAACCGACCTCAGAACTACTGGTTGTGCCTGTTGGATACATATCTCCTGGTAGTAATATTTTAACGTTTCTTCCTTCTCTAAATAAACTAAAGTTTGGCAGATCTGCTGTATCCTCCGGCAAATCTGTTAAAACCATACCCTCTAAATGCAGAGGGTTTTCTGAATCTAGCTGTGAAAAATATATTTGAATTACTTTAATTAGCTGTTCAAAATATCTTCTATCGTAGTCTCCACGAGGTAAGGGCAACGGAGGAGATCTAAAAGACCGCATCGCCATTAGCGCCTCCCGTCTGGCCTACCATCTAATCTTGGAGAACCTAACTTCCAAGTAGTGCCTAAAGTATCAGACGTTATCTTGAAGCCTATCTGTCTTGCCCTTGCTCTTAAAAATATTTGATTACTGTAGACACCTACAGAGGTTTCAATAACGTTTTTATCTTCTTCGGTTCTATGCAGACTTCCTGAGAAATCCCTTGGTGTTACCGTCATTTTAACACTAGGTTCTACAGCATTGGAACCCGTAAAGTCCAAATCAGGTAAAATACGCTTAACTAGGGTAAATTTTTCTCCGTCGCCTATATCAAAATCTGAACTTGTAATAAAAGAAGCCATGGCTGAACCGTCTGCATCTACCCCTCTTTCATGGTCATATATCTTTTCTGATTCAATACTTTGCGGAAATTGTCTTAAATTTGCATCTAACCACGCAGACCTGTTCAAACTACCGTAAAACCACAAATTATCTTTGTAATTATATACTACATAAGAATCATTTATGTTGCTGTTAGCAGATGGGTAGAACCACCACACCTCGTTATACGCTTCTATTGTACCTGCATAAACATACCGCAGTGCATCAAAGTTAATGTTATCAAATACATGATCTCTTAACGTACAAGGCAACGTATCTATACGACCATTATAAATATAGAATTTGTCACTACCCATCCAAAACAAAACATTAGTGGCTGATATCACACTTCTAGCACTAGCTATGGATATGTTTGTTTCTAACTCTTGTAAACCAAATACGTCAGAAGTGCCTAAGAATTGTAATGTATGCACCGACATATCCGTAAACACTAATATTTCTTCTCGTGTCCTGGCAGCAGCAACAATTCTTGTGCCGCTACTAACTTTTAAAAACCCCGCACTATTTGTTGTTTCAGGCCTAAAGTTTTCAGGTTCATCTTGATTTGCAAACCTTATAAGTAATGGGTCAAATGTGCCTGTATCTTCTGCTTGTGACAAACCAGAAAAAGGGGTTGCACCAAAAGCTAATAAATGCCTGTTATTTGAAGCTACCATTATTTGACCTACTTCTGCAGGGACATTCTTAGCATTCGATCTACTAGATAGTTTAACTGCTCTTGTACCTAGTGATGCTGTTGGGTCAGTAGCAGAACCTCTTTCCCAATAAAACACGGCTCCTTTATCGTCGGTGTTGACATTCATTATTAAGTCATTATCAAAATTGTCAAAAAACCATACAGTCAAAGGCAATACGACTGGTTGTAAAGAACCTGATCCCCACCCAAGCCTACCCCAAGTGTCAGTATCCCAACCATACCCAAAAACAAGAGTCCCGTTACCTACTGGCACTTCGTAACTTCCGGTTGTTGCGTTACCCCCATTTCCATTATCTGATGCACTTGCAGTAGCAGTGGCGCTAATTTGATAGTTGTTAGCATCTATAATGCTGTCAATTTCATAGTTTTGATTTAACACATCAGCGGTTATATTTCCGCCTAAAGATGAAGCTCCTGCAAAAGTAACAAAGTCTCCTGCATTAGTACCGTGAGCTGTAGCATTAACAACTATTTCTGTGGAACCAGCAGATGCTGCAAACGTATTAATAGTCATGGTTGCTGAAGGGGAATCTCGTAGCGGGGTTACGTCATTAAAGTTTGTACCCACTTCTAAGTACACTTTTTTATTTGTCCCCATAGCTAATATATTGTCATTAAAAGAAGTGATCCAACCAAACATACCTCTACAGACGCCTTGTATATCGAAAGGGCTGTACCTTTCCCACCCTCTTATTTTCTCAGGGTAGCCATTTAAAAATCGTACTTTATCGCACTCAAACCACCCACCCTCATTAGAGTAGTTGGTCACATCTCTATTTATACCGGGTCTAAATTGTAGTTTTTGTAAAGTCATATTAATAAGACCAGATTGTTGGTCTTGGTCTTTCCGGTGAATTTTTTAACGTGTCTAAATGTATAAACCTACCTGAACCTTTTTGTTGTATGCCTATACCTGTAAACCCTTTTGTCAAAGCAAGAGATAATAAATCAAAAGCATCTTCTCTTGACACTGCTATGTCGGCGGCACAGCCTGTTGTGTGCGCCCCCGGGGTTTTTTTCTTAGCCTCAATAGGATGAGTAACATCTCTAAACCCAGAAGTTATTGTCATGGGTTTCCCAAAAGCCAGACGCAGATCATTTAATTTATCTACAAATTCTGGGTTCATATCACACTTACCTGTGTGTGAGCATTTAAATTCATACTGCGAAAAATACGTGCTTGTATTCCAGTCCATCATTTTTTTATTAACCCCTTTATCTCTTCTGTTTTGTCTTTGCTACCTACGGAACTCCCAAAATAATATGAGCACACCAACCCCACCAATGTTGTCAAATTACCAAGTAAAAAAATTAATATATCTTTATTAGCAGGTGTGACTTCCAAGAATAATATAACGGCAAACAGAGCAAACGCTAACCCCACAATACCTAGTGCGAGTAGACTGGTGATGATTTTATTTAACCAAGGGCTATGTTCGCTGGTAGAGATAGCCATTTCACGTTTTCTAGCGCTATCTTTGTCAGCAAACTCAGCTTCCATCTTTTTAAGGCTTCCGTCTTGCTCCATTTGTTTCAACTGTTGAAGAGCTTTTTGTTTAGCCTGTGGATCGGGGATTAACTTGTCTACAAGTTTTTCGCCTATTGGTAATAACCCTGATATTAAATTAAGCACTTATCTTTTCCTTTTCTACTTTATAAAACAATTTTCTTAGTTTACAACCTTTGGGTGTTTCTGACTCAAACCAATTAAAACCTCTTTTGGTATTAGCACACCAGTAGTAGCATAACTTTCTCTCTACCCATTGTAGCCTACAATAGTATTGATCTACGTGCGGCACTAAAGTAGCTACCCAAAATGCCATGCTAATCACTTACCCGCTTCCACGATTGCTGTCCATAAAAAATGTGATAGCCATATTAAAATTAATACGAGGGTTCCAATTGCCACTCCCATCTTGGTGTTATATAAGAAAGCTTTCCGCCTTCGCATCTGATTATATATTTGGGCTTTACGTTTGGCTTTGATGTCACGGCGTATGCGGATGAAGGCACGATATCCATATGGGCCATCCATGCCCAGATGGTGCAATTTTCCCCATGTAAATTCATGCTTGATTGCGTCTTCCATCTCTTTAATTTTTTTCTTTGCAATAAGTTCATCAAATGCTTCTGCTGTTTCGCTTTTGTCCCAAGTTAATTTTTGCCATAAAGTCGGTTTCTTAAATTTTCTCTCTTGCCCCATCCACTCCTGTAAATCAGAAACATGTCCACTCCAAGTAGATAGCTGTTTAAAAATGTCTTCTAAATCTCTCCCTACTTGAATAGCTTTCTTGACTCCGTTGAAAGCTAAATTTGCGGCGGATAATGCTGTAATTGGATCTATCAACACTATACTCCACTAGCAGAACTTCCATCTAAACTTATGCTAGGCCAATCACTCCATGTTCTTGGGTCTGCACTACCTATCGTAGCAGGGACATTTCTTAACGCTTGTCTATAACTAGCCATAGCACTAGGCATAGCTGTTCCTGTTTCTGCTTTTCTAATTGCAGCCCAATCTGTATCTTTTAACATACTATCTCTTTGAGAACGTATTTGAGACATGGCACTATTTTTAGCTGAAGTTATTTCATCAGCAGTCATGTCTGTTTTTTCTACAGTAAATACATATGTGCCTGATACATACGGTGTAGCACCTGTTAGTCGTTCCGTTAAAACATTGTAAGGTTTATGCTTGTTTATTTTTTTGTAGCCTCTAAGAGCTAACTGTTCATCGGTAGGTACACTACGAAATACTTTTGTGTAATGCACTATCTCACGAACAATATTTCCATCTACTTTTGCAATATACATTTTATCTCCTATTTATTAGCAAAGACTTTTGTTGGGGCTGTAAAGTTTGAACCTTGATATCTTCCAACTCTGCTAATCCTAATTTCATCTAAATATCCGTTAAAAAATCTGTCTGTTTGATTTCTTGAACCTATAGTTAATCTTCCCCCATAAGTAGAATTTAAGTCCGATGAAAATGATCCAGAAGCTTCTGATGTACCATTTATAAATACTTTAGCTGTGCCGTTATAAAGCTCAAAAGCAACATGATACCAAGTATTATGTGATACAGATGCACTTGAAGTTAATTCTAAAGTCCAGCTACTACCATTGTATAAGATTCTCCCCCCAATTTTATCTGAATTATTTTGAGTTAACCAAATAGCATTATTACTACCTGCTCCACCTATATATAAAAGTGTTGCACCAAACGAATCAGACCCTTGAGTCCCAGTGCTATAAACAAAACATTCTAATGTCCAATCACTAGTACCCATAAGAAATAAATCATTATTAACATCTTGATTTCTAAGATCATCTCCTGTTCCATCAAAATAAATACTTCCAGTTCCAAACTTAACTTGTTGTCCTGTAATTCTTGTATTAGCTCTTGACTCAAGGTTGTTTTTCATTGTGTGGTCAATGATACCTGCATTAGTAAATGTAGTTAAAAAATTTGTGTTTGCTACAGCAGTAGGGGGAGATGTTGGAACTGTAATA